AACCCATTTGTTGTAATAATAGATTCTGTGCTGTTGGAATCATACCTGCAACCTCTGCTTGTAATCCTGCCTGACCTCTTTCAGCTTGTATAATTTGATTAGCAAGATTAGCTCTTCTTTCTGCCTCTGCCATTTCTTGTTGTGCGAGTATTGGGGCAATAGCCGTACCTATGCCACGACCAAATGCATCACCAAACGCAGCAGAGCCTATACGACCTGCTTTTGAATATTGTGAGGTAATATCACCTGTAACGTCTGCAACTCTATCTTGTATTACTTGATTGAGATAAGCAGGACTTAAATCTCTTTCATATTCTGCTCTCAATAAATCAGGACTACCGATATTACTACCCAACAAACCACCGATAACATCTTGATACTGACTAGCACCTTGACCCATTCCAAAATCAGACAATGACTGTATCTGTTGCTGTTCGTAAGGATTTGTTGGTGCAAATCGTGCTCCTTGATATACTTCAGGACTAAAATCTCTAGCCTGTTGAAACACCTCTTCTTGATTGCTCAAGATATAATCAGGAACATTGTAACTTGTTACTGTTTGAGATGCTTGTCTGCTACCACCTTTACTCATCGTCTAACCTCTTTTCATATTGTATGTGTTGTTGTCGCCAACCATACTCGTTAAGATATTTACTCCATGCTCTACGACCATACCCCTCGATATGAGAGCAACCATTGCTTTTCCCTAATTCTTCTAATGTAGGCATTACAACAGGCAACCATTCTTTCATTCTAGTGCCTGCTACAAAATCAATCGATAATGCCTTAGTTTTAGGATATTGCGAAATCCTTGTTGTTAATACAGCTTGTATATACTGCACGTCATCTCGTTCTTCTATTACCAACCATATTAAATACGCACCTGATTTAGCATTGTCGTATAAATCTTTTGTATCAATTCTATCAGGTGTTAATCCAACTGCTCTTCTAATAATTGGCTCAACGTGTTCCCACATACTATCTATATGGTCTTTTGGTATCGGTATAAATCTCATGTCCCTTGTCCCTCTTTTAACCTGTCACAATATATATAAATGTCATATCTGTGTGTATTCTGCTATCGTGTGATACAGTAAATGTATGCTTACCTCTTGATGATAGCCACATACCATCTAAATGGTCAGCAGCATTGAATGACATCGGTGTCCATGTAATCACACTATCTTCAGCGACACGATAATCTTCTATAACTGTTGATGTAGCACTCGGTGTTAAAGTAAACGTACCTTTAGCATTGTTCTTACCATCAATGAGCAAATTTACAGCACTTGATACATCTCTTGGACTTCCCCCCTCAGGTGGTAATTTACGATAGTTAAAATCTGCCATTAACGTCTTCCTAGTGGTTTCGCATCAACATCTATACCTAAAGCATAACGAAAATCACCTGTAGTTTCAATCTTTACTCGATGATAACGACCATGACTTCTTACATTACATATATTGTCAGCATTTAAACTACTAGCACTTGTAAAAGTTACATCGTCTATCTGTCTGCTACGGCTACCCACACTTACTGTTAATGTTGGTGTCGTAACTGCGTTCTTTGCTGTTACATAAGGTGTTACCGAATTGATAGCACTACTTCTCATAGGTGTGATTTCGAACTCACGAGAGGTAATTGTTGCACCTAATATATCGCCTGTAAAACTTTGCAACTTATTATCTTTTGACGCAGCTAGTGAAAAACTCTCACCTGCATAGATTGGACTGTCAAAAGAAGTAGTCATTGCATCAATATTTGTATTAATCGTATCTAATTCTTCTAGTGTATATCCCGGTAGTAAAATTGTTCCAATAGACTGATGTGTCAATTCTACAATAGACCATCTATTGACAGCATAATTATAAACAATAATTGTATCAGGTGTTCCATCGCTACTACTGTTTGATGGGAAAGACCATAATACTATTTGATTGTTTGGGTCTATGGTAGAAGTTACACGATTAGGATATGCAGAGTTTAGATTTTCATAAAACCAATTATCTACTTTTTCTGAGCCAATCGGTATTGACCTACTGCCATCAAACATCATAAAACCATTCTGAGCAATATAGAATATTTGATTTGTACTAAGTGCTACAATACTTCCCGGTATTTCACACCCATGAGTTGTTTCTACTTTTTCAACTGTAAAAATAAGAGGTGTACCAACATATTCCAATCGGTGAATACCACGTTGTGTAAATACGACACCAAACTGACCACCAACAATTCCTGTAATCGTGCCACTATCAGCTATGTCTTGAATATCTGATTGGTCTGTACCTATTGTCCACGATTGACTATCATTAATAGCACTCCAATATAATCGTTGCTGATGGGTATTACCACCATACACGACATTCCCACATACAATAAAATCTCTTATTGCTGCCATATAACGTGCTGCAGGAGCACCACTTATGTCAGCAAATAATGTACTTGTTCCAATAACATAGTTTTGTAACACTTGTGCATGACCACCTGCTGCTAATAAATTATTTCCAAATTGAGCAAACTGCCATTTTTCGTTTGTACTGATACTGTAATTACCTGCCTGCGATACGTTAGCAAGGCTAGAATCGCTAGAGTCATATTTGTATAGTTTCGCATTATCACCTGCAAAGATAAGGTTCACACCTGATTGGTCACGAGTTGCAAACATAGCTCTTAAATAACTATCTGCTGCACCTGATACAACTGCTAGGTCTCTAAATGGTCTATATCCTCTGATTGCAGGAACGACATTCTTTGCCTCTAATACACCACCATTTGCTAGGTCGGATTGGTCAGGTAGCCATTCACCAAATTCTATCATCAGTTAACACTCCATGTTACTGTTCTGCCTGATACATCAGACCATGTTTCGCCTAGTTTTTCTAACACACCTAAAGTAGTCATTACTATGTCAATGGCACTACCCATAGGTTTTATAATCGTTGTACCCATAGAAGTAGTCATCACCAACCGAGTAGGATTAAACGTAGGTATGCGTATCATAATAAATGCTGACGATTGTGTCAGAGCAATCGTATCACTTGCAGAGAATCCTTTAAATAATGTTAACCCACCTACCTCTGTTATGGCTATATCTGCTGTACCTGTAATATTAACCAAGAAGTTAGCTGTTCCTGATGTGGTAACAGCAATCGTATCACTAGCCGACATACCATTCAGTAATCGAACACCACCCGATTCTGTTAGTGCTATTGTTCCTGTACCTGATGCCTCGTGCATGACAAGACTGTCCATTTGCTCAAGAGTACCATAAGCATCTAACTGCTCTAATGTACCCCAAGCATCAAGTTGCTCTAGGGTTGCCATAACAAAACCTATGCAGCAGTTATATCTAACTCACCTGCAGCGATTCTTAGAATATCACCACTTGCAACTGTTTTACTTACTGTGAACGCACCATGTATTAATAAGTTACCACTTGATGAAGCATCAAATAACCCATAATGAGATACTGTTCCCCATGAGCCTGTCGCTGCAGGAAAGTCTACATTTGATGTGTTATCTGTTGTGCCACTCGCTGCAGCATCAAATGCAATAGACTGACGAGCATACCCACTTCCTGATAATTCTGTACCACTATTGTCATCGGCAAAACTTCCTGTTGAAAGACCGATATAAACTGTAGTTGGCATTGTGTAAGCTGTAGTACCAAGAACGTGGTCTAGTACTTTCAACTCTAAATAATCTGACATAGCTGACATTGTTATTTTCCTCTATATGTTGTTTTCATTGATAGCACTCCCCCATAACGTGCTTTTTCGGTATCACGAATAATTTCTTCCATGATTCTTGTGAACAGTTGGTCGTACTGTTGTGCTCTTTGTTCATCCATCAAATAGGTATATGCGTTCATTAAAGAACCATACAAATATGCATCAGGGTGTCTTAATAATATTGTATTGTTAGTATCTTCATCGCTTAATGCTTGTACGTTCTCGCCATAAACGATTTCTAATGTATAGGCAGCATCAGGTGTTGGTTTCAATAGTATTTCTGTTCCAACAATACTGTATGCTTTTGGTTTGCCCTGACCCTGTCCGGCATAGTCTGTGTTTATCATTTGGACTGTGTAATATTCCAGAGTTTTTGCAGGGTCGGTATTTAGTTGAACATTTCTAATTTCCCTCAAATCTGTTGGTAATGAGATATAGCTATCCCCTGCAACAGTTGTAGCAGTCGCTCTTTTTTCCATAGAACGAGCATCGAGCTCACGACTCATGCGTGCCTCTGCCAATCTGATAAAATCAGGAATCTGTGATGTTAAATCATCTCTTGCTAAAAAATTAGCAATAGAAGTCTTTAACTCACTATAAGTAGAAAATGCCATTAAATTAACCTACCATTAGTTGTTCTAAATGCTTGGTTGTCTGCATCCTGTAACCATCGATACCATGCTTTAGGATTCTGTGCAGGACTACCAAACTTCTGCAATAAATCGTGATATAAGACAGCAGGTATTTCACCAATCTTTTGCCAATGCTTTTGTGTGTTACCAATCATATCGCCCTGTCTATGTTCAGCTAATTGTGATTTAGCTAAATCTTTAATTGGGTCGATTTTCTGTGTTGTCTTAATTATATATTCTTGTAAGTTGGCATCGTATTCCATTGTTGTCTTTTTGGAAATGCCATCTGTCGAAATAACTTTTTTCATCTTTATCCCTCAAGTGTGAAGTGGGTGCAAGGGAGGAACACCCACTTCTATTCTCTTGTTATTATGAGCCTGATAGACCAATAATAGCTGCGTGTGCTTTAGGTGCTTTGACCATAAGAGCATACTCAGAAATGATTGCAAACTTAGTTGAATCACCTGTAGGTGCTACATCAGAAACAGAGAACTGCCTACCGGGCAGGAATCCCAAGCAAACATAGTCTTTGTCTACGACATAAATTTCGCCATCACCTAATTGTCTATCAACAACTGCCTCTAATGTACCAAAGTCTGATAGATATAAAGAAACAGAACCAACGATTGATGCCTCTTTTGGAGCTGTTGATGTAATTTGGTTAGTAGCTACTGAACCTGATGATAAACCACTAAAGTTTACCTTGTTTGATGGTGACATAACTAACATAG